ATATTGTATATTTTCTTGAAACATATTGTGAAATCAACGACCCGCAAACTTTTGAAACATTTCCGTTTAAACTTTGGGACTTTCAGAAAGAACTACTAAGCACTTTCCAAAAGAGTGATAGAGTCATTGTGCTTAAAGGGAGACAGTTAGGTGTATCTTGGTGTGCTTCTTCTTACGCATTACATAAAGCCCTATTTTTTAATAACGCAAACGTACTTATGTTATCTAAACGAGAAGATGAAGCACAGAAGCTTCTTCTGAAAGTAAAGTTCCAATACTCCCGATTACCCCAATGGATACGCAAATGGCGACCATTAATTAACGACAATAAAAAAGAAATTGAATTAGAGCAGCGTAATAAGAAGGGGAACGTAACACATCATTCTGTCGTATTTGCACTACCGGCTACTGAAGATGCAGGACGTTCTGAAACTGCGTCTGTTGTTATTGCAGATGAGTGGGCATTCCATCCACATGCTGAGAAAAACTGGGCTGCTCTATCACCAACGATTGATGCGGGTGGTCAGTTTATTGGAGTAAGCACTGCTAATGGATTAGGTAACTTCTACTACAAAATGTGGAAAGGTGCTGAAGCACACGACAATGGCTTTGAAGGAGTGTTCCTCCCTTACTACTTACGACCGGGAAGAGATGATGACTGGTACGACGAGAAGAAGTCTAGTTATACAGATGATAAGCTTTTTCAGCAAGAGTACCCTTCCAGCCCTTTGGAATCTTTTATTACTACAGGGGGTTGCATTTTTGACCTAGATGGGTTACAATATATAGCAGAGACACACTGTAGAGATCCTCTAACTGTAAGCGATATTCGTAGTAGAAATGGATACTTACATGACTTACAAAGGGACTGGCCTGATTTAAAAATCTGGACACTTCCACGAGTAGGACAAGGTTTTATAGTTGGAGCAGACCCTGCAGGTGGTGAACCTAACGGAGACCTTTCAGTGGCACAAGTGATTGATGCCGCAACTGGGGAACAGTACGCAAGTGTTGCAGGGCGTTATGACCCGGATACTTTTGCAGGACTTCTTGCGGCGTTAGGTAGAAGTTTTAATCGTGCATTGCTAGCTGTGGAAAGAAATAACCACGGCTATGCAGTGTTATCTGCATTGAAGAACGCCTTTGAATACGAAAATATCTTTATATATAAGAAAGATAAAAAGACAGGGGATGGCGATAATAAACAGGGTTGGCCTACAAATTCAAAAACAAAAGCAATAATGGAGAGTCGATTACAAACTGAAATCGCTCAACGTTCTTTAAAAGTTAGAGAGATGGATTTTGTATATGAAGCGCAGTCCTACGTAAGAACAGGACAAAAGACAGGTGCAGAAGGTTCAGGGCATGATGATAGAGTAAGTAGTATGGGAGTTGCGCTTATGGCAAAAGAAGTAGTAGATATTACTAGCCGAGGGCGACCACGCCGAAAACAAGTTATGAAGAAGCATTTTGGCACGAGGCACAGATAATGAGAGATATACTATACGCTAAGGGAGTTGGAGTTGGTGAAGGAGAAGCCGAGATTGAGGCTAATCAAGAACGCGATGACAAATTTTTAGACCGTATGATGGCAGATCTTAAGTTTGGGTATGGCTTCTATGCTGAGCGAGATCAAGAGTTTGCTCGTCAAGAACGCTGGTATTATCGAGATCACTATGACCGTACAACAGTTAAAGGTTCCGACACACCCCTCTCAGAGCAGGTTGACACCAGCTCAAATATTGAGAATGAACACTTAGTCACACTTAACATACCTTTTTCCTCAGTACAACGAGCACATACTATGATGACAGGAGAAGAACCTGTAATAGAAGTATTGTCTGGATCATCTCGTGCAGACAGAGTAGTGAAGTTGCTCCATAGTGTCTATCAATTAAATAACCGAAAATGGGGTTCTAATCCTGTACATGATGCTATATTTAATCAGTTATTGTATGGTTGGGGTATTTTAAGAACTACTTGGTCACGGAATACCTACGCAGATGATGATGACGATTTTAAAGGTGATAAACCCATGTATCACTTTCCGATTGAGATAAAGAATATTGATCCTAGAGAGGTGTTCCCCATTGCTGGCGGAACTCATGAACAATGGAAAGCTATTGTACACCGTACTTGGATGAAAGTATATGAAGTAGAAGAACAATGGGGTGTTCAACTAAACTATAATGATACTGATCGTGAAGACGAAGATTTAGACTGGACAGAACCTTTACACCCAGAAAAAGAAGTTGAAGTAGTAGACTACTGGGCATGGGAAGGGGACTCGATTATTCATGCTGTATCCGCGCATAACCAATTTGTGATGCGTCCTTCAGTTATGAAGTTCTATGATTGCTTACCTTTTACTATATTCCACTGTGCGAAGACTACATCTAAGCAAGGTGGTAATATGGGGCTTTCTGTAAACTACGCACTTGTTGATAGTGTAGCTGAGATGGAATGGCTGCTTAACAGGCATATGCGTATTGCAGATTTGTATGCAGACCCAACAATGGTTATTCGGCGCGTCAATGATGAGCCAGTAGACATTGAGCCGGGGTCAGGTACAATCGAGATCCTCGAAGGAGAGGATGTGTACTACCTCCAATTCAGGGGTACGCTGCCTGACCTAGATCAACTAACAAACTTCTTTCGTATACAAGTTGACGAAGAAGGGTTTTCCTTACCACAATCAGGATCTAGTGGTATTGATACTATCGCACAACAACAAGCTTCTCTTATTAAAATATTTAAACCTGTTGAAAATGCGCAGATGGCACTAGAGGATGTTAACTCTAAGATAGTAGGTTTGTCACAGCGGTATTCATGGGATGTTCCTATTGAAGTTATGGGTCGAATGGACTCTGAAGATAACGTAGAATCATTTGCGTTTAATATAAAAGGTAAAGATACAAAAGGTATGCGAAATACTAAAGTGCACTTACGAGCAAGGTTCCCACTTGAAGAACTACGTAATGTTGCGGCTGCAGCTACTCTTAAGAATTCAGAACTTATGCCCGCTAAAGTTGTTATGAAGCGACTGCTACACGCTCAAGATCCTGAAACGTGGCGTGATGAGATTCTTGCTACACGAGCTGAAGATAACCCAATGGTTATGCAACAGCTTATTGATACACAATTACAAACTATTGCACAACGCTCAACCATACAACAAATGGTACAAGAAGAACTCTCAGCACTTGCTGAACAAGGTGAGGGACCACCAGCGGCTCCAATGACTCCAGATGAAGTTGCTATGCGAGGCCAGATGAGCCAACAGGGTACACCACAGTCACCGGCCCCAATGGGTCCTCCACCAGACCAAATGCAAATGGAAGGATTGTTAGCACAGCTAGGTGCTGATCAGGGTATGGCAGACAACGCCACACCACTACCAGTACCTGAAGAAAATCCTTTAGCAAATCTACCACCGGGGATGGGTGTTTAATGGTTAAAGAATCTTATCCAGAAAAACTAGATAATTATATATTTGATGCGGTTTTAAAGGTACGTGGACATATTCTAGAGACGTACCCTGAAGATGCATTAATTAACTCAATGGTAAGACAATCATTTATTACAATGCAGCCAATGGAACAAGTACAGATAGTAGACAAGCTTGGCCCTGATTGGATGGTCAAAATTGCCGCTGAAGTAGAGAAGAAGCTTGGTGAGATTGACAAGCAAGGAGTTAATTAATGCCCATATTTAGTACAGACCCTAACCATTCAAATTATGACAGTAGACTTGACCCCAACAGTCCAGAGTACTCTCCTGAATATGAAGCAGTCATATTAGCAGATCCTAATAATACAATACAAGGTCCGACAGGTACATCAGGTGGGGGTAAGCCTCCAACTCAGACTCCTTATATGCTTAGTAATGGCATTACGATGAAGCAAGTAATGGAGGTTATGAAAAGATGGCAAGATCCAACTGCTGATCAGGAGAAGTTAAATCAGTTTCTAGCTTGGTATTCATGGTATAAGAAACGCTACGCATTTTTATTTGACGCATCCGAAACAGTAAGAGACCACAGAAATGATACAGATAGTACAGTTTCTAAGGAGACTATAGCTCGTTGGACTGCATTAGTATCTGCAGCTGCAAAAGTAGATACTCCTGCACCAGAGGGAACTCAATTAGAAGGTGACGCATTTATTGTTGCGCCAGAACCCTACACGATTAGAATAGAAATAATGAAACAAGAAGGTGACGGGATGATGTCACCAGATACTGCCGAAATAGTACTCGATGAAGAATCATGGAATATACTAAAAAATTCTACACTTATTAAAGATTATCTTGGTAAAGTTACTGAAAGTGCCGATGGCAACGTAAAGACAATTGATATACATGCTGGAGGTTGGTGGGACTTAAAAGATGCCTTACTAAATCCTGACCTACTTGGAGTAGGTGAAGGAGATGTTCCAGCACTTGCTAGGATATACAGTAGATTAAATGGAGTAGTTGAACAGGCAAATCCATATAATCCAAGAGAAGATCAAATGCCAGCCCTTCCTGCAGAACTAATAAAGACAGGAATTGCATGGTCTTACGACCCAATAACTAAACGACCAGAGCTAATTGATACGCTGCCGTGGGTAGGCCCCTCTCCATCATCACTACGATGGATTCCAAAAGATCCTAATAATCCTACTGGACGTGGCGCTTGGGAAATTGATCAAGCAGCAGAAGCACAAGTAGGTAAGAGTATGCTAGAAGGCGTTCCCACCTCTGTTCGACCGTGGCTAAATGCGGTGTTAAACTCAGGTGGAGATATGAGTGTCATCGAAGCAGCTATTCCAGCTGAACTTCGTAATCTATCTGGAGATGAGTTGGCCGCACTATCCCCAGATCAACAGGCTATTATAAAAAGAAAAGATGTTGTGAAGCATTGGGTAGGATTTTTATTGGGACAGACTCGACTTGCAAGTGATCCTAAATATGCTATGCAACCAGTAGAAATCCCTATGGGTATGGGTGAACCACCAATTACTATTGCTGGTTTTGATGTTAAGTTTCCTAATTTTATAAATTCAACAGGAAGAGAAAGTGATTTTGGTTTAGGAACAAGAGCCGCTGCTGCACTTGGTGCCGATAGTTTATTAAAAACTGCGGGGAGTTGGTATGACCAGTGGAATAAGATGGACCAGTATGAACAAATAGGTTCTGAGGGTCGTCAAGGTAATTTCCCACCACTTTACTTTAGTGATAGAGGAGACACTGCTGGAAAGCCTACAGTAGATGGTGTCCCTGTTATGGATGTAAAAGGTGTACTAGATGATATTAGATCTAGTTTGATACCATCAAATGCAAAACCAATGCCGGGAACTACTGAAGCCGATAATAAAGAGGCGGGTGGTCGTGGTGTAGCTGGAAATATGTGGCAGTATAATACTACTGGTCAAGGTAAATTTAATTCCTCAGCCTTTTTAGAAAGAGAATATGATGCAGAGGGTAATGTTATTGGTCATTGGGATGTATCTCCAGATAACTTAGCTGTTTGGGTAAATACAGATGCTGAAGGTAATATTTTATCTAGAAATCCTGGTACATCGGATAGAGCCGCACGACTACGTTGGGTGGAGCTATACGGTACTGAAGCTGAGAAAGAACGATGGGCTGCAAATTATCCAACAGAGGAACAAGAAGAATACAACTTTATTCTTAGTCAACTAAATAGTGTTGAAAGGTCTTCTCTTGCAGAAATAGCTCGACTAGAAGAACTTGGTGAAGACGTTCCTGACTGGATGCGAGTAATCGCTGCTGGTGACTGGGAAAATGAGATGTTGAGAGATCCTGCACTTAAAGAATTCGTTGGAACTGTTACAAATCTTATAGATCAAGCAGCTGCTTATGATAAGGATATCACAGATAAAAAAGATGCAGATGAAGCTGCAGCAGCGAAGACTGAAGCAGATAGATTAAAAGCGGCGGCTGCAATCGAAGCAGACGATAAAGAGAAGAAGAGACTTGAGGACTTGGCAACAGCAAAAGATAAAGAAGCGAAGAAATTACAGACTTCGGCGGATGCTACGGCTGCAAAATTAGAAGCAGATCGGATAGAAGCAGAAAGAATTGCTGGCCTTACTACTACAGATTCTACTCCTGCTCCTGCTCCTGCTCCTACAGAAACCCCAACAGAAAAAGCTGTGCGATTAGCTGCTGAAGCGGCACAACGAGATGCACAAGAAAAGGAAGCTTTTGAAGCATATGAAGCAGCAACTGCACCTGTAACTGCAACTAAAAAAGTTGTAGATACAACAGCATATGGACAAGAAGGTGTGGAGGTCAACGAAGTAGGAGATAGTGCCGCAGATATAGCAGCAAAACAAGTCACAGCTAGAGCAACAGCTGATACCGTTTCAGATGCGAACGCAGAACGACAGTGGCAAGATTACTTAGCAAGTACAGGACAGATTGGTGTTACAGGTACCGAAGCTGCGGAAGCTTATAAAGGGTATGTTGCACCAAAGGATAGTGTATTTAATATACCTGAAAAACCACATTTTGGAAAAGTAATTAAGAATACGGGAGCTAAGGGAACATACACTGGACTAACGGCAAAGGATGCCGCACAAGATGCCGCAGACAAAGCCGCATTTGCATCATACGAAGGTGCTACTGCAGGATCAACAGGTGATGCCGCAACTACAGTAAAGGGTTCGGAGATTACGAAAAAAGGTAAAGACTGGCTTAAAAAGTATGGCAATAAATAAGGGAATAGGCAAGCTCTAATGTCAATTGAAGAAATAGACAATTGGTTAGGTGAACTAGGTTCTGGTAACTCTACTCCAGAACAATCTAGAAAAATGATGGAACGAATACGTACTACTAGTCCAACTAGCAGTACAACCGAACTTGGTGCAGAAAGTGAATTAGCTGAGGCTAACCTACTTACAGAGAGTGTTAAACCAGACCTCGTAGAAACTACAAACAACTTAACCACAGAAACACTTATTCCAAGTCATGAACTTCCTGAAGACGGAACTTCACTTAAGTATGATAAGTATGGTGTTGATGAGATTGTCGAAGACGAAGTAGATAAGGCACTTGAACAAGTTGACTCTAACTTTAACTACTACACAAAAGAATCTAATTTTGAGGTAGGTGAGAATCTTACGGGTATTATCACAGGTACTAAAGAAGCATATACTGATGGTATTGCTCGAAGAAAATGGGCAAATGAAACTAAAAACCGTACAGGAAAAGATATTGCACAAGAACTTGCTAAAAATGCATATGAGTTTCTAGAAGAAGATATAAAAAGTCAGTTCTTAGGTATGGTTACAACTGAGATAGAGCGTATAGATCATCCAGAAGCAAACTATTTTATTAGAAGTCGATTGGGTAGTGAAGAGGGTGAGTCAGAAATATTCTCTGCCATGCTTGATTACACGATTAATGATCCTAAAGCTGGTAAAGATATGCAGCAATTCTTCCGACAGTATAAACTGTTAAAAGATAAAGCTGCAGTCACAACAACAAATGACCCTATTCAGATTCCAAAAGATCTATCAAACCTAGAGCCTAGATTTGCTAAGGTGCTTGACGATCAGCTAAATAATGATGGTACTGTAGAGGCCTTACGTTCGGCTTTTTCTAGATATATTACAGAAGAGAATATAAATCTGTCAAAGACACCTTTCTACCGTGTTGAAACACTTAACCTCATTGCGGGTGCATTCAGTAAGTTTGGTAACGAATCAGTAATAGAAGAAAATGACTTACTTGAAGCTCGTACACATGTCTTAAGTTCTTTACAAAACTTTGGTTCTAAAGAAGAGAACTTTTTCTTACTTTCTGTAGAACCAACTGACCTAGTAGCGATGAAGCGTATAGGTTCCCTCAGAGGAATAGATACAGATACATTCTTACGTGCACTTATGGTAACTCCTTCTGACCTTAACCCAAATGATATAAACGTAGGTATGAGTGGTATAGGTACTAAAGTAGAAGATATGTGGACACATTTAGGACTAACAACTTCACAACAGAATAATCTTAGAGCAGCTATTCTACAAGGAGCTAAAACAGGATTATCTGGTCCATTAGCAAAAGCTGCACAAGCTGCAGATGAAAAAGCAGAAGATGAACAGAATCTTCTTAAGTGGATAAGTGGAGTGCGTGATGAACGTATACGAGCTGGTGATGACTGGCCTCCAAATGAAGCGTTACCTCTTAATGGTGCGCCAATTACCGATAATATTTCTAATGAGTTTTTATTAAGTCAAGGATTGCAAACAGTAGATAGGCGTAGCTGGTACTCAAAAGGACTGAGTAAGGCGTTTGGACTTGGTGGCGATGCTATGGGTGGACTTATTGCTGCAGATGAATATGTCGTAGATGGCATTGCAGAAAAAGTACTATTAGATCCAAATGCATCTGCTGACTGGTCGTTAGAAGATGACCCCTATAAACAAGGACAAAGAGAGCAACTTGGTTTATTTTCCGGTCTCGCTGGTCTTATTACTGGTTATGAGATGAAGACAGCGGAAGAGTGGAACGAGTGGGCTGAACTAAATAAGGGTAATAAAGCAGCTCAAGGTTGGGCAAATCTTATGGGTGGTCTAACACTTGGTGAGCAGAAAACAATGGCTGCTGTTTGGCTTGGAATAGGGGGAACATACGAAGTCACCCGAAATTTAGCAGGTAGGGCAAACATAAAAGGTTCGACTGGTGGAGAAGCAATTGGGCCTAGTTGGGAACAAATTGAGTTTTCTGTTGAGGCAGTTCAAAGTAGAAACCCGGCATATAACTCATTTATAGAGGAGTTTCCTGAGCTAAAGAATGTTAGTCCACTAACAGCATACTCTACTATTCGTAACAGTAAGCGACGTGAAGATTCTAGAGAAGGTGGTTCTATTAGAAAAAACCTTACAAGAATTTACCTAGGTCTTGAGCAAGATGAGAAGGATGAACTAGAAGATGCTATTGGTGGTCTCTTATCTTATGAAGCAGATGAGAATGGTCGATGGTACCTTGGTGCTGCCGATGAGTTTATTAAGATTTATGACTTAAAAGATGATAATGGTAACAGGATTTATACTGTTAACGAGGCACTTTCTGAGTCAATGGGAATGGGTGAACGTATGAGAGCTGGTTTCTCTTACGGCACATTTAATTTATTTGATGTATTTGGTGGTGCAGTCGCGAGTGTTGCCCAGATAGGTGTTACGAGTGCTGTGAAAAGTGCTCGTCTTGCAAGAGTTAGTGGTGCTAATAATGATGTTATTCGTGCTATTCAAGAAGTGACACAAGCTTCTGGTACACTTAATATATCAAATCCAAAACAAGCTCAAACAATGATAGATGCGTTACGTCAAAAAGCACATGCTATGAACAATCTACAAGCAGACGCAATAGATGAGTTAGGGTTCATACCCACACCACAAGCATCTTTGCATGATCTAAATAAAAACGTGATACCTAAAATTGACCAAACAATTATTGTAGATCCTAAAGCGCCTAAAAGACTTACTAAAAGAGAACAACAAAGACAAGCTGACATAGGTGAATTAACTGAAGTTTCTGAGAGTTTCCCTGGTCGAGTATTACAAAATGTGCGAGGAAAACTTACTGTTGATGCTGGTTCCCTCCCAACCAAGGTTTCGGAGTTTGGTGATGAAGCAGCAAACCTAACAAAATTAGCTGATGAGATAGAACTCGGTTTAGGAAAAGTACAAACTATCCCTTTAACAGGTTATGAAGATATTGGTCAAGCCGTATTACGTGCTGATCAGTACATAGACACTGCTGGTAGTATTAAAGACTTCTTTAAGATTAATAAAGCGTTAGGTAGATCTGAAAAACTTGCTTCATTTAATATTGATGAGTTTCGTTCAACAGCTAAATTTGGTAGACATGATTTACAAAACGTCATACAAGAACCAAGTACAGGTGTACTAGGGGGTGCATTTAATAGCACACGTTGGCTACGAAATAAAGCGTTTAGTGCAACATCTGAGGGTTCTACACGAGACCGAATGGTGTCAAATATCTACAGTACAATGAATGAGTTCAGCTCTATGATTGGGGCTTGGGCACCTCGATTTCAAGAAACCTTATCAGGTGCACATGCTGGTATAGTTGAGGATTTACTTTTAGATATAAAAAGAATTGGAAAGGCTGACGATCCGATGGCTTATCTAATGTTTTTACAGAGTAAAAAGATAAGTAATCAATTACATAATGAGACAGCTAAATCATTAGATATCCTTAAAGATATTAATTTAGATAATGTTCCCTCTCTTAAACATGGACTAGAGCCATCAGATATAGACCCTGACGGACTTACACCAGCTGAGTGGTGGGCGAGACTTAATGAAGAAGTAAAGGTTGAGACACAAAAGGTAATGCTCAAGCGGTATGGTTTAGATGAAAATGCAGGTGAGGCACTTGCACTACAAAACGCTATCAATAGTTGGACATCTAAATTATTCCTAGAACGACCTGCATTTGCTGTAAGAAACTACGTCACGAATAAGACCCTAATGCTTATGGATGGTATGAATGTTGGAGATATATTTAGAGCAAGAGATAAACAGTGGCAAAGTGTTTGGGGAGATGTAGACCTTGCTGTTAAAGGACATACAAGAACATCACTTGATATAGATGTAGCGGCACTAGCTCCAGTAAGAGGTAAAGCAAAAGCATGGAGAATTGCTGTAGGTGGCGCAGACGAAGCTGTACAAAAAAAACAAGGTTGGAAAAAATTCCTTACTAGAGCTAAGGGTGGTGGTATTCCCGGTATAGGGGGTGGTCTACCTTTTGTATATGCACGACAGCTTTCTGGATATGCTGAATCTGTAGACCGTATGCGAATTATTGATTCTGCTTCTTATAGATGGTATAGATTATTATCCTCTGAAGCGCAGATTGAGAATCTAGTTAGACAGATTAGTGATCCTGAAGTAATAAACATTTTAAAAGAAGGTGATGGTACCTTATGGAAAACAATGGTAGAGGCCATACAATCACCGGGAACTTTAAATTTAGATGACGTTATAAATATTGTAGAAGGTGTTACTGATACAGGAGATGCGTTCTTAGAGATGAGGCAGAGCGCACGTACATATATACGTTCATTAGGCTTCCATGCTAATGCATTAGAAGATGCAAAAGCAGATGATTTAATAAATAGGATACTTGATGGTATTGAGTATCATACACCAGATCATAGAGCATATGATGCAGATGGAACTCAACCTCTTAAACAAGTCGGTGAAAATTTTAAAGCAGCAGAAAATGTTAAAAAGGCTCTAAAAGAGGAGTACGATAAAATTTATCGTGAACTTCGAGAAGCTGCAATGGAAGCAGGTATTGATGTAAAATATAATACCAATCCTACTGTAGTAGAGAGAGCACGTAAAGCTGCTGGAGAAGATCGCTCTTTGATTGGTGGTCAGTGGCAAAACAAAGATGATTTACTAAATAATATACTTACTCTTTTTGGGGGAACTCAAGAGGAAGAAGGATTATTCGATGCAATAAAAGGATATATGCACCATGGGACTGGTCCTGTTAGTGAAGAAACAGTTAAAGCCGCTCATGACGCTACGCAAGAGGTTATTCTTGAACTCATTAAGCCTCTTCGAGCTATGGAAGAGCAGAAGAATTACCTTCTTACAATTATGACAGACAAAGAGACTTATAAAACAGAACGCTTTGATTTTGTACAAAAGTTAAGAGAGTTAGGTAAAGTCGATGAAGAAGAAATGCTTAATTTTGTTCCTCCGACACAAAAAGCAAGTATGTTTGAGCAGATACAAAATGGCGATGAGATGCTTGGGTTTAAAGCTATAGAAGATTTAATTAATGAAGCACGTCAACCTCTAGAAGGAGAGCAATTTCTTGATAATCTAAATCCTACTTTGCAGCAGCAAGAAATAAACGATGCATCGCGTAGTGCACAAACCCTTCTTGGAGAATTCCGAGCCGATAGCGTAAGTCAGGGATCAAGAGTCAACGTTGGTACAATACCCACTAAGCAATTAAAAGAAAGACTCGATATACGTCTTAAGGAGATGAGAAGTAAGACAGGTACTTGGTCTACAGATCCTGAAATAAGAAGGAAGATTCTTGATGAAACACTTATGGATATTCTATTTAATGGGTCTGATATAAAATTACTAGACGCACAATTTCTCCGTAATAAATACTTCACTAAAGATGCTAAAATGTCCTTTAGCAATGCGGATGTAACCATGGCTATACAAAAACGTATTGATGACGGTACGTTTATGCGGGCAAAAAGACCTGCAAAAAAGAGTAAGTTTGTACAAATAGAACCACGGCCAACGAGACCTCCACTTAGTGAGAAGCAATTAATTGCAAAAGCAAATGAGCTTGGGGAGCAATTAGATATACTAGCAGATGCCGTAACATTAAGAATGTTCTCTAAAAAAGGTCCTAGAGAACAAATTGATGAGCTTGCAAAGATCTTAAATGAAGATTCTAACTTAGTTATTGAAGACGTTCGTAAATTAACAGCTACGTTCCTATCTGCAGGAGACGCACGACCAAGAGCTGTATACTCAGATCCTAATGCTAGAAAAGCTAAAGAAACATTACTTGATGAGATAAATAAGAGATTACAAGGTAAGGATTCTTTTGTAGAAGATAGTATTAATCGCCTAAATGATGTCCGTACCACTCTTGGACTAGAACCAAAAACAAAAGACTTGCGGCGTAAGGGTGGGCTAAATCACTCAGCCGAAGCAGGTCTGGATGTTTGGCATGATCAAGGTCAACATGCATTTGATCGTATCTTATTAGAAAAAGCTCCTGTGTTAGCTTTCTTACAAAAGTGGCAAAAGCAAATTGACGCTGATCTAGTAAAGGGGGGAACTACAGAAGGCTTCGATACTCTGGTTCCTTTCTCAGCTGGAAGTGAGCCTCCAAGGGATAGTATCGGAGCTTTTATAGATAGCTTAAGTAAATATAAAGAAGCAGAAGCTCGTGCTTGGAGTGGTCTGTACTTAGATACAGAATTAGATGAAGATCTAATTCTAGAGTTCAAAGACCATTTAGATGCAATTGACCCAATGCACAAAACACAAGAGTTTGAGGTTGGTAAAGACATTAAATATCGAGGGATGCCCCGCCGTAATAACTTTGAAGATGTTCGTGAAAATGCATTTAAACCAGAAAAAAGAATACAATTAGAAAGCTTACTTAATGTTTCTTCTTCTGCAAAGAATAGAACTTTTAGTGTACCTCTTATGCGTGTGATTATTCCTAGAGGACAAACTGAAGATGTCACTCGTTCGCGTACTTTTAGTCCGGCGCAGCGCGCAATATCTAAACATAAAAATGATCGTGCATATAACTGGAAACTACAGGATCCTGTTGGCGGAAAACATTTAGACTTTTCAGGTACTGAAGCAGTACTTCCAATGAATTTTGGTATGGACCCCCAAGTAAGAACAGATGGGACTGTACTAAATAGATTCCCACCACAAGGTGTCCATGGACGGGTGCCTATGCAAAATGCCCCTGAAGGCTATGTTCCCCTTATTACAGATGATTCGTGGAATCGAAATGGGGAACTCGCTATGAATCGTCTTGCTGTCTTTGTTAGAAAAGATGCTAGTGAAGCGGACATTGAAGCGGGTATCAAGCAACTTGCACAGTATAGAGATAGACTAGCTAAAGATAATGAAAAAATTGGGTGGAAGTATCGACAACAATCTCGTGGTACTGAAAACTGGACAGGTTTTCAAGCATCGTGGGCAGGTTCAGCTGGTCTACAAAGTAACACAAGAATGACTCCTGAGTTTGCTAAGAAAGAATTAGAAGAGGTTCTTAACGAAGTTGCTGCGTTGAAAGATGCTGATTCAGATGTTTATAAAGGATTTCTTCCAAAGTTTAAGAAACAAGCAACTAAGGATAATTTGTCTTATGAGATAGCTGTACGTAGACGTGCACTTAAGAATCTTTCAAACTATATGATGGATCAGTGGGATAAAGGCTGGCCTATTTATGGACGACCTAATACATCACGAGATGAAATTCTTGACTTATTTATTAGAGAGCAGAAAGTATTTGAAAAGGCTAGGGCACAGCAACGTATCACAGTAGGTGATGTAAGTGAACGTGCTGCTGCATATGCGGATAGGACAAAGCCGTATACACCTATTACACAAGGCCCATCTAGAGTTATAAGACAAGAGGATGTACAGAAACTACGAGATCTAATGAAAGAGTTAGAAACTCAGTCTAACCAAATGCGTAGAACTTCTTCTAAATTAGCTCAGGCACAGGCTGATTGGATGTTACATGATTACAGTAATACAAGTAACCTTGACTATATTATTAGGTGGCTTGGCCCATGGCATATTTGGCAGACACGTACAGCGGGTAAGACTGCTATGACACTCATGGATAACCCAAAGTTATTGAATAGAGTTACACAATATCTACAATCTATACGAGATGTAAACAGAGATTTAGGTACTTCTAAGTGGGCACAACGTGATATACCAATTGGACAAGCACTGCAGCCTATGTTCGGTATGTCTAAGGCACTCGGTGTAGATCCCGGTGGATGGGTATCTGCTGCTGAAAAATACTCAGAGGGATCAACAATTAATGTTGATGCAATAATGTTCTGGAATGACATGTTTGACTACTACCCATCAGGTAGAGGAAGAATTAGAGCTGGGGAAGATCCATTAAATGCTATGGATGATTTTAGCCGACTAGGTAAGATGAGTGAAGTCTACTCTGGTATGTTTAAGTTGCCTCTTAACCCAGCTATTACAACAGCTATGACTATAACTGGTCAATATGGAGACAATGTTGATAAGCTTGAAAAAACTATTGGTTCAATGACTCGTCCTCTTGATACGGCGATGAGTTTAACAGCAGCCCTTACAGGAAAACATAGTGCAACACAACTTATCCGAACAAATAGGGATATTCGAGAAATTGACTACGCTTATATGAATGCAGCTCATGCAGCTATAATGAATAGTTATACAACTACCATTGATGAAGATGGTAGGGAAGTACACGTACAATCGCCTGACCCGAATCCTGAAACAAACGAAAAGCTATACTTACTATTACTTGCGTGGGATGCATGGAGTCGTCAAAAGCAGAACAATGTAATAAATATTCCTCTGCTACATACAATAGGTGATACTAGCAGTAAGTTATTTGGGCATAAGCTAGATCCAAAGGCAGAACTTACTGATCCTATTAATGGTAAAAAAATAGAAATGAGTGTACTAAACCAAGTACATGATGATATGGAAAGGGCTGCTGGTGGCAGACGAGGTATACAAGATACCTCTTCTCTACTACTTGGGTTCGCTTTTAAACCGGGACGTGAATATACTATGGATCCTTCGACTGGTAAGAAAGTCTTTGCCGCAGATATTATGAATAACTACTATAATATTGTACGGAGTAGATCACTAACTGCAGCACAAAAGAGTAAGAAATATGCGGAGTTCTTTGATGGAACACCATGGGCGAGAAATTGGTTGAATAATAAAAAACTTGAACACGACTCAATTAATCGTGCACAAGCTTCAAGTATGTACTATCAGATTGCGGAAGATATAAACAATGAATACGATGCAGGTATAGCTGCAATTCCCGGCGAGCGTCCTTCAATACCTAGTGGGAGAAGTGAAGATAGACCAAATCTAAGCGAGTTTGGACTTGAAATACAAGACTCTCCTGCAATGGATGAGACATTCTTTAGAGACTTAGAGACGGTTAATAACCGAAAGAATGCACAACTTAATGATGCGAAGAAACGTATATTTGAAACAACAGGTATAAATGTAGGACTATCTCCTGAAGAGGTAGGCGGTGTACCTATTGATCCAAATCATATTATGGATAAAACTTCTTTTGGTTCTACACAGTTATGGAGGCAGTTAACACGCGATAAGCTTATTAAAGACGAGTGGTTCATGACACTGTTTGCGGATGACCCTATGGCAGGAGTACACAAAGTTGAAGAAGTGATGGATGCTTTGTTCGCTGATGGTGAATACCGTGAAATAAAAAGGGAAGATGTTGAACAGGTTCTACAAGAGATGTCTGACTGGAAGTTTGAGAAAACTGGAGTTAGGTATGACCCAAGATTTATTAGTGTAGATATGTTTAATGCGTGGCAACTTGAAAACTTTGTTGAGCTTATGCGTGAAGATAAACGTAAGACAGCTCCTACATTATTCTCAGAAGAGTTTACTGCTAGAAAAGATGAGTTCTCTTTGGTAGCTAAAGACGGTAGAACTACTAACATTGTTAACTGGGGGCAATATCTTAAAGAGGTAGAAGCGTGGGAAACTTCGATGAAAGCCAAAGATCCTGAGCAGTTCCGTTTATATAAAATAGTAGAAGCTTCATCCGCAAGTATGCCACAAATAGTAGATAAAGCTATTGAATCTGTCATGCGTGAGATGCAAAAAGAACTTAGTGAGATATACGAAGGGGAACTTGGGGACGCTGCTTCTATAGCAAATGCAGTACAAACTTCTATAGATATGTGGAAACCACCTACGGTTGATGGTGTTCTAGACTGGTTAGAAACTAATGAGTACGGCAAAGTCTGGATGGAACGTAATGAGTATTCACAATCTGACCTTGTAAAACATGTAACAGAAAGACTTGGTGATGTAAAAAATATTTCATTTCAGGATATGAAGAATGGTGCGTGGGATGAGAAAGTGACTCGTTTGCAGACTGATTTCAATCAAGCTGCTCCATGGGATGAACAGTACCACTTCTTAGCTCCAAACCAAGAGCTTGGAATCTATGATGCTGAATCTCTTGACGAGTTTAAGAAAGCTTTAGAAGTAAAAGAACTTATGAAGTTTGTATCACTTTATGATATTTTTAATAGACTTGATCCGACTTTGGATGAACATAAGTTGTATATTAAATACTTTAAAAAGGACGCAGATAGAATTATTGCAGAAGCTCTAACAATAAAAGCGTTAGAAGATAAAGGTGAGTGGGAAGAAGCAGAACAATTAAAACAACTATATGCTGAGAGAGATAAATCTGGATCACCCCTAGGCCCTGTAGCTGCTGCTGAAGAAGGTATGGACTTGCCTGACTTCGATGATGTACAAGGCATACCACAAGATATCAGAGGGAAGCCACAAAGCGGGTACCCTTCAGTAAGTAACGTTGCTAGAAACATTGGTAGAAAGTATCAGCTGTATGACTTAGCACAACATCCTAGACTTTCTAAAGAAGCTCAAAATATTAAAGCGTCTATTGCATCACGGTACTATAGACAGACACAGAACCTTATGCCGGGTGATTTCATCTTTGAAACATTTGCAAGAAACGGTGTATCAGATATTGAAGACATTAAAGATATGTGGGAGAGTATGTTCTCCCAGATTACTACAATGTATGGTGACTTATCAAACATCAGAGAAGTAGCTACCTTACTGCGCTTAACTGGTCCCAGTGGAGTAGCCGATAAAGATGCTAAGATTGCTTCTTTTCAATACATAGATGCTCTTTCAGCTATAGTAGGAATAGCTACTGGCCGTAAGAGAAATGAAAAAACACCTACTAAGGTATCACTGCCAAGTCGCGGATGGGCTAAACCTGCTGCAAGTGGAAGGCAAGCCTCACCAACATCTTCTGGGGTGGGTGGCTTACCTGAGTGGAGTGAGGTATCTAAGCACATCAATATGGTGTTCCATGATTCTTCGTTTGAAGATGCACTTACTAACTTCTTTACAAATCCTAGTCAGAAGTTAACTCGTAATCACGAACGTATGTTACGAGCTATGTTTAGAACGTTCCCTGTAGGCACAAGTTACTCATTTGAACAGTGGGTACAGGCATTAAAATTAATCTATCAAACTAAGGAAATGCTTGGGTTGGGAGGTAGTAATTATAAAACGTATGGTCGTTCTCCTACATTCTCATATCCATCTGATACTCCGAGGTTTGCGAGACGTAGAGATTAGCACTTGTCAAACCTTGACAAAAGTGTTATAATAAATATGAATGGAGGATTAGTATGACTAACGAAACAGAGGGTATTACAGAGCAGTCTACGGACTCACTCGAAAATAACCCTAATCTGTCATCAGATGACATGCAAGCCAAAATCGTAGAACTAGAGTCGGATAAAAAAGACTTAAATTCAAGAGTTGGTGATATGGCTCGTAAGATGGGGGAACAAGAACGTGACCTTGAAGGTAAATACCAAGAGTGGTACACGGGATTGCAATCTTATTACGATGAGCAGATAAAAACCAAAGATGGTGCTATCAACACTCTTGAACAACGGTTAATTGAAACCGACGACGCAGATGGAGCCAAATTGGTTCTTGAAGAAAGACAACAACGTGAACAAGCAACTCAGCAAGCTGAACAAGAACGTAGGGAACAGTCGACTAACCGTCAGCGAATTCTTACACAAACTATTCAGCAAGCCGTGAGCTCGTTTCCTGATGTCGACCCTAGTGCGTTACAATCTGCATCAACACCACAAGAGGTGTGGAAAATGGCTGGAGATTTAAGTGCAAAAGCACAAGAATCTAAACTTGATGATAAAATGAACATTTTAAAAGAAGAGTTACTAGCCGCAGTTAAACCTGCAAGAGATGCTGAAGTACCTGCACAAGAAGAAGCATCCCGTACACCGGGAACATCGCGTGGATCTGAAACTGCCTCAACGAGTAGGCGCGATGGCAGCAATGCTGTCAACGCAGGGCTAATTGAGCTGGAGGAAAGATATGAACAGGCCCGAAAGGGACGGAAACTCGCAGTGGCTATTGCAATTCAAGGGGAAATAATTTCTTACAAGAGAAGCTTTGGACTCCAATAAAAAATAAATTTGGAGGAATACCTAAATGGTAACAGCATTTACAGGCACCGATGGTGCCGCAGGTGGTATGAGGTCTATCTTTGATAGTAACGCCTATACCCAAAAACAGAATGTATCAGAATTCATTGATGCAATCGACCCAAGGGATATTCCATTACTTTCCATGCTGGGCATGGGTGATGAAGCAGGATCTGCTAACGCAGGTGCTGATTCGTTGGCCTACCCTTGTCTTAATACGACACATACATGGCAGAGTGATGAGCTAATCCCTTCACAAGTTTTACTAACAGCAGGAGACAGCTCCGCCGGTGAAACACTAACAGTTGGAACAGATTCAGTTAACTACTTTAAGATAGGCGACTTGATTAACGTAGGTAACGTAGCCCGTACTTACGGTGTTGTGACAGCAATGAGCACATCTGCAGGTACTTTAACTATTGGCGCAGCAGATGAAACAGAAGACGCAGCACACGGACTAGGTGTTAACGTAACTGGTCAGACTATCTACAATCTTGGTAACTTGCAAGCAGATGGTGCGACCTTCTCTACGGTCTATAATTCAACTGCGCTAGGTACAGATAGTAATTACACTCAAATCTTTCACGATGCGGTATCAGTTTCTGGTACTTCAGAGTCAATTGAGAAGTTTGGTATTACTAATGAGTTTGATAGAGAGTTTGCTAAGAAGTTCCAAGAAATCGTAATTAAGCTTGAAAGAGCTGCTCACTACGGTATCAGGAACGACGTTCCCGCTGCTAACACGGCAGCTACAGCGCGAAGAATGGGTGGTCTATATGGGTTTATTAAAACCTCTGCTACTGCCAACAGTACAAATGGCGCAGATGCCAAACTGACTGAGAAGCTTCTTATGGATGAACTACAAAACATTTGGAATGATGGTGGAAAGCCAGACACGATTCTAGTAAACGCAACACAGAAGCGAGTTCTCTCTTCTTTCGCTAGCCCGTATGTACGGACTGACCGACAAGAGAGTGCACTCGGTGTAGTTGTAGGTACTTACGAGTCTGAGTTTGGTGACCTAGACATTGTTCTTGATCGCTATGTACAACCATCAGATTTGATTATACTTCAAAGAGAGTATATCGGAATTGGTGCACTTAAGGGTAATGGCAACGACCGTTCATTCTTTACTACACCAGTCCCAGTAGACGGTGACCGACAAACCGCTACGATTACAGGTGAGTACACAATGGAAGTACGAAACGCAGATAAAGCTCATGGCTGGATCTACGGTCTTAGTACAACCTTAAGTTAAAGAAGGAGGTGATATAAATGGGTAACACTGCAGAATCCTATAGGTTCTTTGGTCATACTATGCCCAATGTTGATAAGCACTTCCGGCTACCGATAACTGTTCATATTCCCGGAAACTTAGCAGAAGATGAAGGAATAGCTGACGCTACAGATGGTATCGTTGCTAAATTTTCAGCTCCTGCTTCTGGGTACGTGGATATGTACGATTACTATGTTGGAACAAAATCTGGAGCTACAGATACGGTAATACACCTTAAGAATAGTGAAACTGCACGAGCAGCTACCGCTATCCTTACACTAACAGCAGCCGCTGTCGGTGCTTTCGGTACAGCTACCACTGATTTGTACCTAGAGAAAGGTGACGTAGTTGAAGTAGATGTGCAGTCCTCACACGGGACTCACGCTATTGATACGACGATGATCTTTCATATGAGAGTTTAGTATAGCTAGTTAGGGGGGATTAAGTTCCCCCCTTCTACTATAAAGGAAGTGGAAAATGTCAGGTGGAGTATCTTATGGGCACAATTTACAAAATTCTATGCCCTATATGGACAACTTAACTTTAGTATCAGCTGCTGCTAGAACTGCTAGTGATACAACAACTGTGAAAGGGCTTGCTCCATATACGAGTGCTTACTTCATGCTTGATGTTACAGCCGCAGCCACAGAAGTAGGAGATAAACTCGCTGTATTTGTTCAGCGAGAAATGCCTAATGGTGACTGGATGGATCTTGTATCCTTCACAGAAGTCTTAGGTAACGGGGGTGCAAAGAAATATCGTGCTGATGTTTACCCCGGTGCTACAGGCGGTGAAACGTCTGGAACAATTAACGATGGAGCACTGACAGCTGGTTCAGTTGCTGACCTTGCATGGGGTGATGCACTCCGATTCAAGTGGGCAGTAACAGATGCTGGTTCAGACAATGCCTCATTTACTTTTTCAGTAACAGGGACATTTAGAGTCTAATGGCTGGTCTTACGACAGGTGAAGGTAATGTAGGAATTGCTGCTGGTAACGTCGGTAGTGAAGAACAATACGGTGGTTCTGGTAATCTGTATGCTAAGTTTAAATACTCAGCTGTAGAAATCCAGAACATCTATAGAAGAATAAGAAGAAGGCGATTAGCCTAGAGGAGAAGGAATGGCAGGAACAACAGCATATCCCGCTGCGTTAGATACTAATACTAACTTAAATGAGAACCTTGCTGACAACGTAGACACCGTTTCGGCTGCTCATCAAAACAACCAAAACGCTGCAATTAAAGAACTACAAGAAAAGGTAGGTATTACTGCAAGTACAGCAACTACTACAAAATTGCTTGTAGGTGGTGCGTCAGCAGGAACTAGTGCATGGGTAACTATGTCTGGTAACGCAACGATGACAA